ATGGATTTTTTAATATTCTTATTGGCCGTAATTGGATCTACACTAATAATAAATGTTTCTTTTTTATTTAAAGGTATGAGAAATTATATTAAAAATAAAAATAAATTTTTAGCAAAATTTATTACTTGTAGTCAATGTACTGGTTTTTGGATGTCTTTAATAATACAATTAATAATTTTAGCTCATCAAAGAATGTTATTCGTATATTATTGGTCAGATTTATATTATATATTATACGGATTTATAGGCAGTTTTGTATGTTATCTAACCTATCTTTTAATTAAACCTTTAATAGATAGATACGATTAAGATTCCCAATTCTCCTCACCATATGGATCATCTGGAGTGATAATACGTTTCCCTTCTGGTATTTTAAATTTCTTTTTTATAATTTTTTCTTTATCTTTGTCATATCTTGACACCTCTATGGAAGATACACCATCGTTATATGCTCTTTCTTTAGCATATTTTTTAAGATCTTTAACTCCTTCTTTACTATCTAAAGTACCCAAACTACCAAATCCTCTATATGTATCTATACGATATGTAGCATAAGGAGAATTTTCTGTTTTTTTATATTTATATTCTCCGTTTTTATTCTTTTGAACATTTTTATTTTCATCTCTAACCAATTCGATACTCAAATTATAACCACATTTATCACAAAAAATATATTCCTCACCGCTTTTATAATAAAATTCGTTGTGAGCCTCTTCGTTACCACAACGAGGACATTTTGTATTATCAATTATACTACCCATATGAAAATCAATTTTATATAAAAATTATGCAAAATTATGATATATTACTATTACTTATAATTTTTTTAACACCGCCATTTTTGGCGGCGTATTTAGCATCCATTTGCACAATGTGCAGTTGGTCTTAAAAAAAATTTAATGATAACAATTTGTCTCATTTGTATTGTTTTCATTTATATATTAATTTAGAACTTTAAATTTTTAGTATTATTTTTGAATCTTTCTTCAATAAAAGAATAATTAACTACTTTTTTTTCTATATCTGAGTAAGAATCAAATTGAGTTGTGATTATAGGATTTACCACAAAACATAAGTTTTTTCTTTGAAAATTACCAGCAAACCAAACATCTAAAGTGTCTTGGAATTCAACTTTTTCCATACCTTCAAATTTTCTAATAAAAAAATCATAAGTATTTTTACTATGGGCGACTGAGTGTGTAGCAAAAGCGTTTTTTAAAACTAAAATATTTGGTTTTGAACGAACAAATGGTTGAAGCGGTTCGTGTGTATTTGCTCCTAAATAAAGAAGCCACCAATCTAATTTTCCAAGTTGTTCTATAGCTTTTGTAAGTATTCCAACAGTATCATTTAAAAAATGAACATCATCTTCAAAAATTAAAACATTATTTAATCCTTTTTCTTTGGCAATTTTGAGTATTTCTAGATTAGATTTAATTAAACCTAATCTACCATCTGGATGTTTAATAGCTGAAAATCTTTGAACTTTTGATAAAACACCGACACTATCAAATTCTTTTTGAACCCTTTCCCATCTATCTGTTCTGTGATCCAAATTTATACAATAGATTTCCTCGAAAAAATCCCAAACTTTATTATATTCCATGGCGATAATTTATTTTTATATAAATATTATTAAATATTTACAATAAAGTTTAATGTATTTTACGTATTTGCCCGATATATATCCATCTTTCGGCTGTAATCAAATTATATCATGGTAATACAACCTGTGTACAAGCTGGATGCTGAGATGCGCCATAAACAGATAACCCACAATTATTTACAAATGTTAATCCACTTGAACCTACAATATAGATATCTCCACTTCCACAAATAGCATAAATATCTCCACTTTCAACATAAAGTCCATAAATATCAGTTTGAGTGACAGATAAATCTTTTATAACTGTTCCATCAGAAGCATATTCTGTAATATAATAGTTGGTTAAATTATAATTTGATATAATATATCTATCCAAAGCAGAGTTATAAAACAAATCTCCAGTCATATTTCTTCCACTTTGCATATTGAAAATTAAATTAGCTGGAGCTGGATTGGAACTAATATCAAAACTATAAATACCATTTCCTTGTGATCCAATTAAATGAGTATTATCTTTTGCACATAATCCATTACTATTTCCACCAGACATGGTAATCGTCCTATTATAAGAATAAGTGAAAGGATTTAATGTTATAATATATTCATAAGTGGTGCCGTAAACATCTAACCATAATCGATCACTAGTTGTGGCAATATCAACAGCAGCAGTTGTTCCACTAAATCTAAAAGTTGATATTTGATTATTTACATCATATGAAAACACTTGTGTTGGACTATTACTTGTTTGAAAAAAAATTCCACATGGAGACACACCACCAATTCTAGGTATAAACAAAAATTTTTTCATTATGTTCGAGTTGTTTTTATTAGACCTCTTACTAAAGTTGGAGAAGATAATAATCCCGTTATGATGCATTTGAACATATCGTTTACAGAAACACTATTTAATGCTGAAGCCGTATATGTTTGAATTGTAGCGGTGAATGTTAAACCAGTTAAACCAGTTATTTTTGTCGTATTTATATAAAAATCAGTAGTACCTGTACCAATATCTCCTTGAAGACTTACTGAATTAATATTATATTCATAAACAGATTTTAAATCAAATATGTAGGTCTGTCCTGAAACAACATCCAAATCTCTAAATTCAAATTCTAATGATTCTATCAATCCAGTTGGAGATGATGAACCAGAAGTTCCACTAGTTCCACTACTACCCATGCCAGATGTACCACTACTACCCATGCCAGATGTACCACTAGTTCCACTAGTTCCGCTAGTTCCACTGCTACCTTGTTTACCACTAGTACCGGACGTACCGCTTGTTCCAGAAGTTCCGCTAGTTCCACTACTACCTTGTTTACCACTAGTACCAGATGTTCCTGAAGTTCCACTACTGCCAGTTACTCCAGAAGTACCGCTTGTGCCACTAGTTCCACTAGTACCACCAGTTCCACTAGTTCCACTACTACCTTGTTTACCACTAGTACCAGATGTTCCTGAAGTTCCACTACTACCAGTTGCTCCAGAAGTACCGCTTGTGCCACTAGTTCCACTAGTACCATCGTATCCTGATGTTCCTGATGTTCCGGAAGTTCCTCCTGTGCCACTAGTTCCAGCATCTCCAATAGACCCCCATCCACTACTACCAGAAGTTCCATAACTCAAACCGCTAGTTCCACTTGTACCTCCAGTTCCACTTGTGCCTGATGTACCACCAGTTCCACTAGTTCCACTACTACCAGATTTTCCACTTGTGCCGCTTGTTCCTGTTTTACCAGAAGAACCGCTTGTTCCACTACTACCAACACCACTAGTACCAGATGATCCTAAAAATTGACCATCTTTACCACTAGTGCCACTGCTTCCTGTGCCACCTTGTATATAAGATATTAAATATGATTTTCCATTTGTAACTACACCAGCTGAAGCATAAATTGAGAATCCTGTTATTTCATATATGTTCGGTCCAAGCGGAGTAACTCCGTTAAATGGAACATTATATATTCCAACAACAGTAAGATTTTCTCTTTCTTCTATCTTTAATAATCCTTGAATATTCCACGAACTCAACCAACTCCCAACTAGATCACCATCGGCATCCCATTTATTTACTCTTATATTTGTTACTGCTCCTAAATTAGAATTATTCAAATAATATTTTCCTGACGCTGGTAAGTTTGTGCTGCTATCATAAATCCATCTACGAGTAGCTCCACCATATCCACCATCAAATCCGCTACTACCGCTAGTGCCACTACTTCCACCAACACCAGAAGTTCCGCTAGTTCCACTGCTACCTCCAGTTCCGCTAGTTCCACTTGTACCACTATATCCGCTAGTTCCACTCGTTCCAGATGTACCACTAGTTCCTCTACCAGATGTACCACTAGTTCCACCAGTTCCACTTGTTCCAGCTGTTCCACTTGTTCCGGCTGTACCATCTCTTCCAGAAGTTCCGCTAGTTCCATCTACACCACTACTACCATCGCGACCGGATGTTCCACTTGATCCAAAGAAAGTTCCATCTAAACCAGATGATCCATCTCTACCTGAAGTGCCAGAAGATCCAGCAGCTGATGTTCCGCCAGTGGTTATATAATGCCATGTACAATCTTCAAATTTTTCCCAAATTCCTATAGAATCTCTACCAAGATAAATATGACCAGCATCTGGACAACCGATATCAGTAGGATTAATAAGTTGGATTTTTCTGAAACTCACCTAGAGAATAATTTTATTTCTATATATTAAATTACCGAGACTAATTTATTATAACGCGTGTATAGCTAGAATTTTATTAGGTATTTTTGGAGTTAAGGCTACATCTACTGATATAGACGGAGTATCCCCTACATGTAGAGTATATGATAAAGTATAATTGTCTTTAGGAGCGTTTTCTGAATACGCTCCAGCTAAATGAATAATCCATACTCCACTAGTTTTTCCAGTATCTATAGTTTCAGTAAAAGTTAAACTAGGTGTACTTGACCAACTATCTACATTCACATCATCTACCATCGCAACACCTCGAACAATTACTGTATTTTTTGTAGATGTAGTAAATCCAGTTGTACTGGTCGCAGAAGGGTGATACATCGATGTTTTAGCGTCTATTACTCTTGTTTTATTTAATGTTTTGTCATATGTGCAACCACTAAAATACATAACAAATCCAGCATTCAATCTATTTGAAAGACCTCCAATATAATAAGTTGGATTGACCGTTGTTCCTGTTGGCACGTTTATAAAACAATATGTAGTAGCACTAATACTAGGCGTTTCTAAAGTTTCTATTTTTGTCCATTCCTCTGAAAATATTGGAGATAATCCTATATCTCTAGCCATAACAAAGGCTATCATAGTAAAATCTGGAGTTACTGTTACTGGAAGAGTTGCGAATATAAGCTTTGAAGTTACTCCTGTTCTAAAATTGCTTGTAGATAAATAAGATATATTCATATATTTTGTATGATTTTAATATGATACAGCTAAAGATGCCACAAATGTCGTTGGATATCCACTAACACTAGAAATAGCTAACCATAACCAATGATCGGCAGCTATAGTAGATTGAGCAAAAGAACTTGTAGAAACACCGATTGTATTAGCTATGATATCGGAAGATAGAATATCTGTTCCACTTTTTCCTATTACATTTCTATCTTCTATATTAAAAGTTACTCCTGAATCTGTTGTAGAATCTGTTACATAAGCATCGACTCTCACATTTGTAATTGAATAATATAATCTAGGTCCTGGTATTCCTCCCACATCTGGAGAATCTACTACCCAAGTAAATATGCTAGGAGATATTCCTGATGAACCGGTAACTCCTGATGTACCAGATGTTCCAGATGTTCCTGAAGAACCAGTTCCACTAGTCCCACTAGTACCGCTCGTTCCGCTACTTCCACTGGTTCCCCTTTCTATATATGCTAATTGCGAATAATCATACAAAGCATCAAAAGCACTTCTATTTGTATAATCGAAAGTTACAAAACCACCGCCAACTAATATAATACCATAATTAAATAAATGTAGAGCCGTCACGCTGGTATCAAAAGCTCCACCCATATTTGCGTAAAAATTCACATCTTCCGTACCATCTGAATTTAAGCGAACCAAACAGTTTCTAGTATTACCATTCAAGCTAGTAAAATATCCACCTATTAGTATTTTATTATCATATTGATTTTCTATTGTCGAAACATTATAACCAAAAGATGTTCCTAGATTAGTGTAAAAATCGGTATCTTCCGTTCCGCCAGAATTTAAACAGAAAATATAATTTCTTGTATTACTATTAAAACTTGTAAAATATCCCACAACTATAATCTTACCATTAGCTTGGACTTTAATTTTTGCAACAAAAAAATTATCTACACCTGTTCCAAGATTGCCGTAAAAAGCGGCATCTTCGGTGCCATCCGAATTCAAACGAACAATACGATTTCTAGTATTACCATTGAGAACAGTAAAATCCCCCCCAACTAGAATTTTACCATCGGTTTGTATATCTATTGTTGATAAAGTATTATTAAAAGAAGTTCCTAGATTAGTATAAAAAGCGGTATCTTCTGTTCCATCAGGATTTAATCGGTCTAAATCATATCTAGTATTTCCACTAACTGCTACAAAACTACCGCCAATTAAAATTTTGTTATCAGTTTGTAGTGAAAGTGCCATAATTCCACCACTAGTAATGCCTCCTAAATTACTATAAAAATCTGTATCTTCTGTTCCATCTGAGTTTAATCTAACCAAATAAAGTCTAGTATTTCCACTAAACGATGTAAATGTACCACCAACTAGAATTTTATTGTCTGTTTGTACTTTTATATCATTTACATCACCATTAAAACCGCCTCCTAAATTATTATAAAAATCTGTATCTTCTGTTCCATCAGAATTTAAACGAACTAAATGATTTCTGGTATTTCCATTAAAGCTTGTGAAAAGACCACCTATTAATATTTTGTTGTCTGCTGGTTGACTTTCAATTGCATAAACAACAGAACCATCAAAACCAGACCCCATATTATTGTATAGATAACTATACTCTAATCCATCTGCCACTCCTAGACCTGCTGTTCCACTTGAGCCGGAAGTGCCATCAATTCCACTACTACCACTTATACCTGAAGTTCCTGATGTTCCTGAAGTTCCACTAGTACCACTAGTTCCACTTGTTCCAGATGATCCTTGACTACCAATGCCTGAAGTACCACTTGTTCCGCTACCTTCTCCACTTTGTATATAAGAAATTAAATAATTTTTATTATTTGATAAAGTTCCATTAGAGCTGATTATAGTAACTCCACTTATTTGACAAACATATATGTATGGAGTTGTATTAGTTGTATAACCACTTATTATATTATATAATCCAAATATAGAAGGATCTTCGTATAATTCTACTTTTAATATACCATTTGTCCATGTACTAAGCCATGTGCTTTGATCAACATTATCAGCGTCTATTTGATTTATTCTAAAATAAATTATAGACGCTAAATTCGTAGAATCTGAATAAAAATATTGTTGTACAGGAATAGAATTAGTGTCATAAATCCATCTTCTTGTAGCTCCACCATATCCGCTTAATCCAGATGAACCGCTCGTGCCAGCGGTTCCAAAAAAAGCTCCATCAACTCCAGACGATCCGCTTGTTCCGGTCATACCACTCGATCCGCTTGTTCCGCTTGTTCCTTTACCACTGGTTCCACTTGTTCCTGTTGTACCGCTAGAACCAGTTTTACCACTAGTTCCGCTAGTACCTTCTTGACCACTAGTTCCGCTAGTACCGTCTACTCCTGAGCTACCAGATAATCCACTAGTTCCACTAGATCCAAAAAAAGTACCATCCACTCCATCTTTGCCACTACTTCCAGCAGTTCCAGCGGTTCCACTTAATGTTATTCCTGATGTTATATAAGTTATTATTCCATTAGACTCTTTTTGCCATAGTCCATAATCATCGTGTCCCAAATAAATAAAACCATACTCTGGATTACCAATATCTAATGGATTTATTAATTGTAATTTTTTAAAACTCATTTTATAGAGGAATTTTTATTCTATATATTAAAAAATAAGAATAAAAATAAATCCAAAAATAATAAAATGACTAAATAAAAAAAGACCTTCCAAATTTGGAAGGTCTTTTTGTCAGATACCCAAAATCTAAAATAATTAGATTAGATGAGAACTCCGTTGGCATCGGTAACTTTTATAGCCATGAATTGCTTCTCGGGGAAGAATCCAATGTCAGCTACTGCATATCTACTTCTAATTAACATTCTTGGTGCCCAAGTTGCTTCGCTAATTAACGAAATTGATTGAGCCATTAAGTAAGGAATAAAGAGAAGACCTGGTTGGTCAACGCTATTCTTTCTACCTAAATAGATGTAATTATCATCCCATCTCATGTATGGGTCAACATAGATTGCGATGTTACCAATGTTACCCATTGGGTAAAGTTGTCCATTGGTGTTTAATTTACCAGCATTAACTGGGTTAATTGTATAACCAGCGATATCTTGGATAACGGAAGCTAAGTTACCGTTTGTTACAAGATATTGAGCTGGACCAATTCTACCATCAGTTGCGATAAAGTTAGAAGCGTTATTGATCTTTGCAATAAGCTTTCTTTGGATGCTATGGGTAGTTTCACCCATTACACCACCAATTGTTCCAGTTGAACCTAAAGTTAATAAATAATTATCAACGTTAAGGTCAAACTTTGATGTTACTCCATCAGGATACTTAGGAGCTGTATAAGAAACTCTGTTCTTAAGAGCTAAGCTTCTGATCTTACTTACGATTTCCTTAGAAATAACTTGAGTAAGTTCATTAATAAGAACACCCTCGAGTTTTTGGACAATGTCCATACCCGTTGAAGCCTTGATATCTTCAATTTGAGTTCTCTTTAATGTTGAGGAGATTTCGATATCACCAACTTGAACTGATTTGGTGAATACGTCTGGTCCAATGACACCCGGATAAATCTTTTCATCTTGGTATCTTCCCATTGGGCCTTCCCAACCATTCTCCATGTTGGATGTCCAACCAGCGGAGAAACCTGGAATATGATCTTCCAATAAGGATACTAACTCAATAGTAACACCACTTGTTAAAGTGATACCACTAATTGTAGAACCCGAGAGGTAAGAAATAATAGAGCCAGTTTGTGGGAATGTGTTCAAACCTGCTTGCCATGCTGGAGTTGCATCTTGTGGTACTAATGAACCAACTGAGAAACCAGCTTGACGATAGATTCTAAACATTGGATATCCATCAATTCTTGAGAAACCGAGGAATTCCATAATGTTTGTGTATGCACCTATCGTTGGAGCTGTAGTTGTCATATTACCTGTAGAAATGTCAACCCATACTCTTTTTGATAAACCACCAACTCTTTCTTGAACAGCGTTAGTTGTTAAGAAAGCTTGAATAGCGGCTTTCAAAGAGGCGTCGATTGCTGTTGTGATGTGAATCTTGAAAACAAGAGGTCTTTGTTGAGCTTCTGCGTCTTCACGAATGCCGTCGCCATAAGCGTTGTCATATTTGAAGTCAACGAAGAGTAACTCAATTCTTGGGGATGCTGATGGTTTAACAGCTACCAAATCTAAACCGATTGTTTGAGCAGCGATCTTCATAGCTACTGGAAGGAGGTTTTGAGCAACGTCACCACTACCAATAACTCCATCAGCTTGCCAAGTTGCACCTGGAACTGTTGAAATAACTGGAGCAATAACTCTACCCATACCATTTTGATTTAATGTGGCATAACCAACATTTTCATTCATCTGATGCATTTCTGCATACTCGGACATCCATGCTCTTTTATCATCGTCGTTAACTTTGAGAGCGTCGAGAATAGGAGCCCATTTTTTTATTGCTTTCGCACTGTCAACTATAAAATTCATTTTTTTTAAGTTTTTTTTAGTATATATTTGATTTAAAAAGTCATTTTTTTCCAAAATGCCTTATTTATCAAATATATATCATCTTTGTAATCTTTTTAAATATGCATCTAATTGATCATCAGTGAGTTTAGTGTTATCGAACTTGTTATTACTTTCTGTTAACAAAGTCACTTTACCCATGTTTTTCTTTGCATATTCGTGGAGGTTTCTAGAATTCCAGAAACTTTCCATTTTATCCTCTGTCAAATTAGTATAGAATTGCGCACTGCTTATAATACTATTTTGAACCTCGGGACGTAAACTTTCCCAAATTGGCCTTAGATCGCCTGGGATATTGTCGATCAAAGTATCATTAAAGCTTCTTGTGGCGTTGGTTAAAGCCTTAGCCATAATACCTAAAACTTCATTTTCAGTTGTATAACTCTTGCTTTCGTTCATTGCAACGATTACCTTTTCTTTATCATTTTGTGAAAGGTTGTAATAAGCAGCCTTTTTCTTTTCAGATAAGAATAGTAAGAAATGAGGTTCAGTCTCATCAGATGCCTTACGTTTTTTGGATTCATTGATTTGCTTTAATATTAGTTTCTTTAATGTATTTTCTGAATCATAGATTTTATCACCGATAACTGCTAATCTTGATTCTTCAATTTCTTGTACTTCACCAGTATCAGATAATTTAACAACCGCGATACCATTATCAGCGTTAACTGCTAAGATTTCGCCTGTTTTATCATCATCAATCTTTACAACTTGACCTGGAGTTAATTCAGATTTTTCTTCAGTATCCTGAACTTCTTCGGTATTTACTCCTTCAACATCAACGTTTTCTTCCTCTTCACCTTCTTCGCCCTGAATTGGTTGTGCTTGAGCTTGAGGCTGTGCTTGTGCTCCACCTTCTATTGGTTCGGCTTCTGCCATTTCGTCATCTGTTGGTTCGTCTTCATCGTAATATTTAGCTACTGAATCTGTTTTGAAATTACCAACTTTTTGTTCTGGCATTTCTACTTGCTCATTTAATTTACCACCAGCATTCAATTTTTCTGCTAAATATTTACCATATTCAACATTCTTATCGATCGCTTCAGCTAGGTAATTACCATAAGCAATAGAGTCAGTTAGATTCTCAGCAATATATTCAGAATATTTAATGCTGTTATCTAATTGCTCGCCAACATATTCTGTATATTTAATACTATTATCAACATGTTCTGCGATATATTCAGCATATTTAATGTTGTTATCGACGTGTTCTGCGATATATTCAGCATATTTAATGTTATTGTCAACATGTTCTGCGATATATTCAGAATAAGCGATATTCTTTTCTAGATTTTCAGCAACGTATTGTGAATAATCTATAGATTTATCAAGATTCTCGGCGAGATATTCAGAATATTTGATAGTATTATCAACATTTTCTGCAATATACTCAGAGAAATCAATTGATTTATCCAATGTTTCTGCGATGTAATTTGAATAGTCAATAGATTTATCGACTGCTTCTGCAACATACTCTGTGTAATTGATTGCTTTTTCGAGTTCTCCAGCTAAATAGTCATTATGTTCAATAATTTTTTCAGTTTTAGCTTTTGTTTTATCTAATCTCGATTCTAATTTTTCGTTTGTTTTTTTAATTTTTTTGTTCTCTTGAACTAGGACTTGCATTGTTTCTGCCAAGTAATCAAGATAAGAGGCTATTTTCTTAAAGCCCTCTTGGAAGGAATCGTACTTTTCATATAAATCATTTAACTTTACAGGATCAAAATCGCCTTTTTGAATAGCTTCATTGATTTCACTTTTCGTTTTTGTGATTTGCTCGGTTAGATAATTAGAGTACTTTTCCATTTGTTCTTTGGTTACAAATTCATTTTTATCCATATTGAACATTTCGTTTATTTTTGACTCGTCGGATATATCATATATCCTAAAGTTAGCACTTTCATTGAAACCGAGAGATTCATTTAAAGTGCGAATTTCCATCTTTGCAGAGCTAAATCCTGGATCAGCAACTGCATCATAGGTAAATAGTTTTTTAATCGTCACCTCTCCGTTGGATTCTGTGATACCAGCGGCACGAGATGAAACAAAAATTGGGCATCCGTCATCGATTAATGCTTGTGCTTCTTTGCCCCAATGAGTATTTAGTAATTTAATTTCACCATCTACTCTATTGTGTTCTTTGACATAATAAGCTTTTTCAACTGTATGAGATACCCTAGATAAGCTAGTGTCGAAAACATCCGGGTGATCAAACTCACCATATATTACTCCTAATGTTTTCTTTCTTTCCATCAATTCTTCCAAATGAGGTAAAAATTTATCACGTTGATAAATTCTATCATTACGATTTTTGATTCCGAATTCTGTAAATATTCCTCCAAGAATGTATTGTTTTTTTCCAGTGGAAGATAGAGATTCGTTCAATTTTCGCAAACCATTTGTCGAATTTTCAATAATAAGAACATTTTTAGACATGTATAAATACTATTTTTTTATTATATATTGTATTAAAAATATGATATTTTTCTTTTTTGATGTAATATTAGGAGATTTTGATAAAAACTAACATAAAATATTAATATATAAACAACAAAAAAATATAAATGATAATTAATAATTTAACTAAAATAACTTTAAATTCTTCTAACATACATAGATTTAGAAAATTGAAATATAAAGGAGAAATCAATGATGAAATAGAGATAAAAGTAAAACATTTATCTAAAGGATCTCATGCTTTGATAGATGTTAGATGTGATAAATGTGGATGTGATAAAAAAGTAGAATATAATCAATTAATTAAATATAATTATATAAATTATTATTATTGTAGAAAATGCAAAACGAAAAAAAATCTTTTAGAAAAATACGGAGTAACAAACGTTTTTCAAATAGAAGAAGTCAAAGAAAAAATAAAAATGACTAATTTAGAAAAATATGGAGTGAACAATCCATCCAAAAGCGAGAGAATAAAAAATAAAAAGATAAAAACATCCAATAAAAATTTCGGAACAGATCAACCTCTATCTTCTCAAATAGTGAAAAACAAATCAAAAGAGACATTGATCAATAAATATGGTGTAGATAATATATCAAAATTAGAATATATTAAAAGAAAGAAAGAAAATACTTGTTTAAAAAATAACGGCGTAAAATATATATCCCAATCTGAAAATTTCAAAAAAAGAATAAAGAAAAAAATTTTAGAATTTCTGAAAAATAAATATGGTGTTATAGATTATGATAATGATAATTATACTTTTTTCTGTGATAAATGCGGTAATAATTTCAATATAAATAAAAGAGCATACCAAACTAGAAGAGAATTGGATGTAAATATATGCACAATTTGTAATCCTATAGGTTCTTTTTCTATGTCTGGTGAAGAAAAGAATTTAAAAGAGTTTATATGTAAATATTACGATAATAGAATATTATGTAATGAAAAAATAATAACTCCATATGAATTAGATATTTATTTACCTGATTTAAAATTAGCATTTGAATTTAATGGATTATTTTGGCATTCTGAGATTTATAAAGACAATCATTATCATTTTAGTAAAACAGAAGAATGCGAAAAACAAGGAATTCGATTAATTCACATATATGAAGATGACTGGACATATAAACAAGATATAGTTAAATCTAGAATATTAAATCTTCTTGGAAAATCAAATAGAATTTATGCTCGCAAATGCACAATTGGAGAAATAAATGATAATAAATTAGTTAGAGAATTTCTAGAACAAAATCATATTCAAGGGTTTATTGGTTCAAAAATCAAAATAGGACTGTTCTATAAAAATGAATTAGTATCTTTAATGACCTTTGGCAATCTTAGAAAATCAATGGGGCAAAAGAATAAAGAAAATATTTACGAGGTATTAAGATTTTGTAATGTATTAAATACTAATATTATAGGAGGAGCATCAAAATTATTCAAATATTTTTTAAAAAATTATAATCCTAAAGATATAATAAGTTATGCGGACAGATCTTGGTCAAATGGTGGAATTTATGAAAAATTAGGATTTAGATTTGTTCATAAAACTAAACCGAATTATTATTATATCATAGATGGTATAAGAAAATATAGATTCAATTATAGAAAAGATAAACTTATTAAAAAAGGAGCTGACCCAAATAAAACAGAACATGAAATAATGTTAGAAAAAGGAATATTCAGAATATATGATAGTGGTTCTATCAAATTAAAATATGAAAATATTTAAAAGTGTTGAATACGTAGATAAAGATGATGATGGAGATGATTTAATTATAAATGGTAAAACAATCAGTCTTACTGAAGATATGAGGCGTCAAATTATAGATGATATAAACTATTTTAGAAGCAAAGTAGAAAAATTGGAAGTCTAGATGACGATGACGAATAGAATGTTACCTACATCAAACCCCCCACTAATATTGAGATTTTTAATAATTTAGAAAGTTGGTGCTTGACCACCACCGCCTTGAGGAGCTGGCGCTTGTGCTCCACCGCCAGCTTGAGCTCCGGCTGGCGAGCCACCAAATTGAGCTCCGGCTTGCGCTCCGCCACCAGCTTGAGCGCCTTGAGCGCCACCGGTTGGAGCTTCAAATCCGCCTCCAGTTGGAGCTCCACCAAATCCCGCTCCACCGGCTCCGCCGCCACCACCACCAAATCCGCCGGCTCCGCCTTCAGCTCCAGCGGCTCCACCCAATCTACTTTTCTCTAATGCTTTGTATTTAGTGTTTTCTTCAATGTCAGCGTCAGTAAATTTCATAATATGACGAACAATCCATTCTATACTTAAATATGGTTGTTGATCTGGTCCCATTAATGACGAGCTTAGTGTTTGTGCTATAGAAGCTCTTTCATTTAAATTTTTTAAATGACGCCATTCTTCAAACAATGTATCAGAAATGAATTCTAATCTAATAGAATTATTAAAATCAATATCATCTTTCAATTCTGGAAATTCTAGAATCATTTGAATTTTTAATGGTTTAACTAAAATTTCTTTAAAAATGGTTCTAATTCTATTAATAAAGTTTTTGAATTTAACTTCATCTCTTGTTATAGCCGCACTCGGGTCGTAAGCGTAAGGACCACCACCTTGTTCTTCGTCAAAACGTTGGAAAGGAAGTTTACTTGCTCTTTTCAAAATTCTATAGAACCATTGAAGAACTATATCTTCATTTAAATTTACTTGAGTTGGTTGTAATATTTCAACGTTTGGAGTTCCAGCAGATCCTTCGGGAAACCAGAAGTCCTTACTGAACGGAATATTTGTTTGTCCGTTTATAGAAACAGTTCCCATTCTTTCATCCCATTGAACATCATCGTGATATTCACTCATTAATTCATAAATTTGTTGCTCAGCTTGTTGACGAGTTAAACCTCCAACAGGAATAACAAATTTCTTATAAATCGAAGCCTGATTAATATTATAAAGTAATCTAGCTTGCTCTATCATTTTTAATTGGTTGAATGGACGAATTAAATTTTCAACATAAGATGTTTCACCATATTCATTATTATTTGAATAAGAAATATAAATAATTTGTGAATCTAATAATATTCTTCTAAGAGCTGGATTATCAGGATGTTGAATCCAGATCATTGTATTAGTATTTGGATCAGTAGCCACAATTAATGTAATAGGATCAATTGGCGCTAAATCTATAATATTTTTTTGCTTATCATCATAAACAATTTCATAAGCAATATATCCGTCTATTAATAAATTTTTAAGATAATTCCATGCGGTTTGACCTTCATTAAAATTGAAAGTATTTATTAATTTTGTGAAAGTTTCTTGATAACGTTGTCTTATTGTTTGCTCGTATGAGTCGGGAAGATCTTTTACGTAACAAAATTTATTATTTTCATCATATATTATACATTCATCTGCTATTTGTGTTATAAAATCTTTTATTTCATCTTTTATAGAATATTGTCGTAAAATTTTACGTTTGTCCAAATAAGTTCTATCAAGATAAGCGATAGATTTTTTATCTAGAAAACGAGCTATCGTCTTTTTTGTAAATAAATCGTACATATTAGAGCTATTAGGCTGATAAAGAATATCTGTAGTCTCTTCGTGTACCCCTATAGAATAAGCGTTTCTAATACGCATGTCGTTATATTCTAAACCACCAAACATCGTTGAAATGCCTCTTAATATTCTATTGAACAAACCAAAATTTGTAGTATTTGTGCCTTGTTGATTTTGGTTTCCTCTGTAACGGTCGTAACTTGCCATTTATTAATTATTAGTTTTTACTATATATAAATTTTTTTTGGTCGATTTTATTATTGATTTTCATAGAGTTTATAATTATTTTCTAATTGTCTAAGAGCTTCATAATATTCTTTCACATCATTTTCATAATCAAAAGCTGTTTTTTCATAGGCGTCCAATATTTTAGATAATTTTTCTCTTTCAATCTCTATATCCGTGTCTTTTAGAGCATCCATCATAACACGTTTATTAATTATTTTAGTATCAATAAAAATTAATCTACTCATTATTGTAGTTGATACTCCATATATTTGAGGATCTCCTCCGCCATCTATTCCTACTATTTTAGTGTAATCAAAAGCTGTTATTGCATAGTTAAAATTTCCACTATCTTTTAAAAATCTATATATGGATTCAAAATTTACTTTCAATACAATTTCATCGTTAACATTTCCTCCATTTTCATTATTACGTTTATGTTTTTCTATTTCGCTTTGAAATATTCTAAATATTTTATCTATAAAAACTATTTTATAACGAAAAGGAAGATAATCAAAATTTACAGCATATATTATTCTTTTTTGTAACTCAGGACTATATCTATCATCTATAACAAATATAGGACACCAAATTTTATTACCATTATAATTATATTGTATTATATAAAATTTCCCTTTATATATTTCAGCGTTTCTTGATCTTCTTATTTGTAAATTTGATTTTTTAAGAACCAATGTAAAAATCATTTCTGTGGATTCTTCTACCAAACGCTTCATATTGTCATTATATTGACCTATAAGAGCGCTACAATATTTTGCAAAAGTATCTGCCATTTTTTAAAATAATTTTACACTATGTCCTTCGAAATATTTCTCTGTCATTACAAAAAAATCAAATCCTTTTTTTTCACAGAATTTCTTAGCCTTTGTCCATTTGGCAAAATTTCTAAGGAACATTTTTTGTCTATACTCATAATTCTCTAATGATTTTGCAGTAATTCTTTTTGGAGGAGTTGGTGGAATTGTTTCAGAATAAGGTTTTATTTCTATTACTGTTTTGGATATAGTTCCGTCTAATTTTTGTATTTCAGCGAAAGCATCTGGATGATACCTGAATGTTTCCCAATGTTTATTTCCTCTTGAATCAGTGACCTCCATTTCATATGGAATCGTTATACCCTCAACATTCCAGTGTATCACTCTAGGCTCATTGTCTAAATAAAAATAAAGTTTATATTCCCAGCTACTCCTAAACCATATGGTTGTAGGATCTCCTAAATATTTATTTGGATTAATTAAATTATATTTGCCTTGTTTATATTCGTCTGGGCGGTTGGGAGTTGCTCTATATCCCATCTTTTTCTAATTTCTTTTTAAAATATGAAAAATTTATCATAATCGCATTTATTTTTAAATATTGTGGAAACCTTCTCCATCATTACAAGAATCGATACTAATCATTATTATTTTTTCTTGATTAGTCTTTTTATTGGTTAAATCATTATAACCCTGCGCCATACCACGTTTGAAAATTTCTGAAAAATAAGGAAGGGCTAATTTGTATTTTTTTTCATTAAAATTTTGCCATTTTTCAAACATAAAGAGTAGTCCTGTTTGTAAGCAATCGTTTTTATCGTCTTGCGTTTTATACATATTGTTCTTTTTTCTTATCATGTTTTCTCCAATTAATATGAACATATGTTCGGCTTTTTTTGTTAGTACTCCTTTTCCTTTGCTTAGTACCACCTCATAGTACAATTCAACATCATCAAGATACATGCATAAAATATTATTTTTTTGGAAACCTTAAAAAATAAATTGTTATGAAATTAACAGCTGAAATTGGCTAAGAAGGGCTAGAAAGACTTGATTCTATTATATTTGAACTAATTGATTCACTGACGCCTATAATGCTTTAATAATCAAATTGAAACTTATATGCCTAGGGGATAAAAAAGTTTGAAAAAAATATCGTTTAAAATCTATATATTACAAATTTTTTCTTGTTTCTCTCTATCATTACTTCTTAGATCATTTTCATGATGTTCGTCCATAAGAGGATAGTCCGCAAGCGTAATTTCGGGACAACGCAACCCTAATATTCTTTTACCTTCATTTTCTATATTTATGCTAGCATTATTATCTCTATCGTGTTTAGTCTCACAGATAGGACAAATCCATTCTCGCTCCTTTAAAGATAATTTTTTATATTTATGCCCGCAAGTTGAGCACAATTTACTAGACGGAAACCATTTATCTATCACAATTAAATCTTTATCATACCAATCACATTTATATTTTAATTGTCTAAATGTTTCGTTGATCGATAAATCTTGAATTGATTTTGATAGATATTGGTTTTTTAACATACCTTTAACATTTAAGTTTTCAATCACTATCGTTTGATTCTCGCGAACTAATTGGGTTGTAATGTTATGTATGTAGTTTATTTTAATATTATTTAATTTTTCGTATAATTTTGCTAGTCTAATTCTAGCTCTATTTCTATTTTTACTTCCAATTTTTTTCTTACATAATTGTTTTTGTAATTTTATTAACTTTTTAAGATTTGATTTTTTAAGATTTAAATTATGAAATATTTTACCATCGGAGCATGTCATAAAATTTTTAATTCCTATATCAATTCCAACGATATTTTTTTCTGGTTTATTTATCGATTTAATAATAACATTATCAATTAAAATTGACAAAAAACATTTATCCGATTTTGTTATTGTTAATGTCGCTGATCTAACTTTATCTTTATGGTTAGATATATAATTTTTATCTCTTTCTGAACATTCAAATTTAATTTTCTTCAATTGTTTAGTTAATGTTATTTTATTATCCAAATATGTATTTGTTTTAGATATCGATTCGAGCGGAAATCTACATGATTGTTTATTGTGCTTTGATTTATATTGCGGGAATCCGTTATTATTGATATAAAATCTCTTGTAAGCATTCATTATATCTATAATAGACTGTTTTAATACTTTCGTGTTATGTTCTTTCAAATAAGAAAAATCTTTATTTATAATTAAATGATGATGAAAATAGTTACTGAGTTCCTTTAATCCTAAATTACTTTTGTTTAAATTATAGTCGTTTATTTTCTTTTCCAAACACATATTATGAACTTTTCTATATGACCCGCATAAACGTTTCATATAATTTTTTTGTGTCTTATTTGGATAGAGTCGTATTTTAATAGCTTTCATATTTCGTTGGGCGTATTTTACGCCCATTATTATATATTAAATTAAAAATGTTATATTTTTCCGAAAAATAAAAATGCCCATATTTTTCAATAAATATGGGCATTCTCTCATAAAGGCTTGATAATTACTTAATTAGAGACTTCTTAAATTGAATTTTTTCGTCTTTTGTGGCGTTTAATTCCTTGTATAAATTATGTCTGTGAATTAATAAATTATCGAAAGTTAATTTCAGCGATTTGTCTGATTCTAATAAAGCTTGCTCATTTTTGAGTTCTTCGATGGCTTCATTAATGTCTTTAATTTTAATCTCGATAGATTTTTCTTTATCTTCTAAGGTCTTCAATTTTTTCAATTCATTAGATAATTTGTTTTCGAAGAAATGAGTTAAATCAAAATCTAAATCTTTCTTTACATCATTGATAAGTTCGTTAACAGATTCGTATTGATAGAAGCTGCTACCAGTTCTAATATCTTTGCTATATAAATACATTTTATCTTTATAATTGAAAGCATATGATTCTAAATAAGGATTAAGAATATTTGTTACCTTTAAAGCTATATCTAATTCTACGAGGTTATTTAAATTTTCTTTTAATGTGCTGATCAATAAGAAATAATCTCTCTTTAAATAAGGAATAATAGGCGAATTAAAAACATTCTCAAGAGTTGTTTCTGCATCTAACTTTTCTTCATTGATAAACATAGATTTGTCGTTCTTTGTTGAAAGACTTAATTGTACGTTTTCGTCAATTTTGAATGTTACTTTTTCATTTTCAATGGTTGAAAGCTTCATACATTGCTCTAGAATTCTGATTTCTTTTATTTTATCATCATCTTGAATGTAATCTTCTGCTAGAACTTGTTTTACTTCTTTATCGTCAATCATAAACCACCTGTCAGCTACAAATGCCATATAACCATTTTCGATTTTTTCTACAATAGTATAAACTTTTTCGCCTTTACCACTATTAGACATATTTTGTCTTTCTAATGGAGATTTTGTTAAATTGAATACGAAGCTTTTAATTTGTGGGACCCAATCGTAAATACGAAGCTCATTAAGTATTGATTCCATACGTGCATCATCGTCCGCCTTGTTGATGATTTCTAATATTGTGTTAAGAGGTTGACGGTATAACATACCTTGATTCTCTCTCTCAACACGTTTATAAAGATCTTTTAATTCATAAACCAATGGATATGATTTCATTTCTGTATCCAAGCTTTCTAAAAATCTTTTTACGTCAGTATCATAGGTGTACTTTAACAGTTTTTCATTAACGGCTTTAACAAGCTCTTTCTCTGAGAAATTATCATAATTGATAATAAATCCTTCCACTAAGCTTGAAATATCAGTTTGATCAAATGTCAATCTGTTCTTGAAATTGAATAATTCTAATTTTAGGTTTTTCATATCTGTTTTATTTATTTTTTATTTTTTCTATATTTATCATTAACTTGCTGGATTTCCTTTGCCGTACTCACCTGGTCTTCCCTTACCATACGCTCCTGGATTTCCTCTACCATATTTATCTGGATTTCCTCTGCCATATTTCTTCATTCTTTTTTTAGATGGTTGTGATTGTAGAAAGAAAGGCTTATTCTTTTTTTCATTTACAACATCAAGACCAGTATCTGTTCTTTTTGTTGCTTTTTGTTCTTTAGATTTCCAAATTTTTTCAAAATCATCATAAGATAATAAATTATTGAGTTTATTAAATCCCATATATTCACCATTATCACCATATACTCTTTTGTTTCCTTTTATATCAAAAACGTCAATGCCTGGATCATTAGATTCAACTATATCCAAACCAGTATCTGTGTGTTTTGTTGTTTTTTGAGATTTTGGCGACCAATTTTTAACAAAATCATTAACTTCTGTTTCGTATGGCATATCATCGCCTTTTTCACCATGTCCTATAGGATCAACACCAGGCTCATTACCTTCTTTAACTACATTTTTACCTGGTTTATCGGTATTATCATCATACCAATCTTCCATTTCTTGTTTACCCGGTTTACCACTGATATCACCAACAACATCTAATCCTGTGTCAGTATTATCATCTGGTTTTTGCTCCTTAGATTTCCAATTTTTTTCGAAATCTTCAAAATCTAATAAATTGTTTAGCTTTTTGTTAATGCCTTTCTCATCAAAAGCATTTTTTCCTGGTTTATTTTCCATATTTTTAATTTATTTTTTATCGTATCTTTTACATTTTGTAATTTTTTGATACAATACAAAGATATATATTAACAAAAAAAAATGATTTTTTTCCAATTTTAAGACAGATAATCGTCTATGTCTAGATAAGAAATTTCTTCAACATAATCATATTGATTTCTCAAATCATCTATAATATCATCAATGAGAAATTTATTGGAATAAGAAAACAATAAGTCTTTGGGCTCTAATCCAGCGACGAGTGCAATTTTCCAATCGAAGTCTTGAACAATTTTGATAACACATTTTTCGTTCTGCTCTTCGATAAAGATATAAAAAATGCTATCTGTAGTCATATTTTTTAATGGTTTTTCGGATATATATATAATAAATATATTATCTCATTTAGAAAAAACCATCTTTTGTGGAACTACATATCCGAAAGTAATAACAAAATCACAATTATTTTTCTTCACGCTGTATTCATTAAATCTATAATCTTTCCAATCAGTAGAGCGCAGATAAGAAATGATATTTCTTATACATCTGGAATCTGGTTCGCATTTATAGTGCAATTTTAAAGTTTTTGAATTACAGTCATGATCTGTGCTAGTTATGTTATCACTAATGTCCTTAAATCTGGACATTTTGATCTCACAATCCATGTGGGTTTTTTATTTTTTAGTTGATTTTAGCAATAGTAATTTAATTTGTCTAATTTTTATCTATCTATTTTATTTGCGTTTCCAGTCGTACTATTTAAAGTATAACGTGGATGGCCTGTATAATTACCAGCATTTGATCCTAATCTACCAGTCGCTGGTGTATAATATGATAAAGTATCTAACGATGGATAAAATTTGTATTCTACTGGTTTTAATTGTATAGCAACCGAGCTATATACTTTTTTACCTTCATCTATATAAGACGCGTCCCCCATAACTTGTTGTGCTTTATGCAACCATTTATTACCTTCAGCGAAATCTATAAATAATTTTTTATCGGCGTCGTGTATTGTATATATTCTATCCATATAAATTTTTCCTGTTGGTTTGCGCAATCCCCACCAAACTAAATGCTCTTCCTAATAATTTTTTATCATCGTCTGTAAGATATACAGCCAATTTACATTTTTCGGGATTATTGCAATAAATATCAAAAAACTTTTGAGAGTTTTTGTATCTCATACAAGAGCTATTTACATCACCATGTTTTCCGGCATAATGTTCATCCAAATACCAATAACGAATTTCTTCGCCTTCAACTAATTTTATTTTAGCAAAATGTTTTGTCAATTCTGTCTTAAAACTATTAACAAAAGCTTCTATCTGTGGTTGTGTAAATTTGTTTGGAAATAATTTATTTACTATCTTACCAACAGACATTTCTTGTCTACCTTTTGTCGTGAAAGGATCTCCCATTTCACCAGAAACAATTTTGTTCGCTGGAAGAAAAGATATTTTATCTTTTTTACTTTTATCTTCGAAATAATCTAAATAAGCTATATCGTATGTTCCTGGTGTTTCGCCGTGACAAGATACTTTTAATATATCATTGGCTATAGGGTCTTTCATTGATTTTAATACCCTTTGTAATTTACCTGAAATGTCTAAAACTACCTCATTTGCTTCATTTAAAAATTCGATATAGTTATATAGTATCATTTGTTAATTTGTTTATTTTTATTTAGGCAATAATCTTTTAAATCCTCCATTTGCTTTTTGAAGTAATAATTTTTCAAAAAATTCACCAGTTTTCGGATTTTTAGCTGGTTTCCCTCTCGAAGATGCGAGTCTTCCAGTTTCTGGCGTATAATAACAAAAAGTGTCCATGTAAGGATATTTTTCAAAATGACCAGCTTTTGTTAATTTTACTGTAAGAGGTTTATTAGTAACTACATCATTAACAACATAAGTTTCACATCCTTTTGCTTGATTTGTTTTATACCACCAACCATTTTCTTTAAAATAATCTATAAATATATTTACATCTGATTCGTTTGTATAATATATCCTGTCTAATATAACTCCTTTTGTTGGATTTTGAGGATTATCTACCATAAAAACATTAAACCATACAATGGCTCTTGCTATTAATTTATTATCTTTATTTGTCATTATAAGCATCCCACATATATCTGGATTTTCAACATACATATCAAAAAATGGCTGCTTTTCGGGCTGTTTTAAACAAGAGCGCATGAGTGGAGTTCTTACATCTAATACTCCTTCCTCGGGAGGTTCTTCCATACCTGGATGTGGATTATAATACGTGGAAACATGATACCACCCTCTTAATTCCTCGCCTTTTACTATTCTTAATATATAATTACCAGCGTCAAGTTTTCCTTTTACTTGATGAACGAAAATTTCAAGATCTTTACTTCCTGCATATTTTGGAAGAACTTTTGTAACGAAAGCTCCTATTCTTACTTTTTGTCTGAATTTTTCGCGCCACAGAACGCTGTTATCTTTTGGATTTTCTATATCTTCTTCTGTAACTCCCTCTAATCTTGGAATTCTATTTACTGGAAGAACTGTTAAAAAATCTAAATCGTTATCGGCTGCTAAATCTGCATAAGAAGCTGAAAATTTTTGTTCACTTTTAGTAAGAGCTAACAAGTCTTTAGCGACATTAGAATCCAGTTTTTCCAAAATATTACGAAATTTTGGTGAATAGAACATTGGAAGCTCTTTCAGTGCTGCTAAATCTTCATAAATATAACCATTAAAATTTCTAAGTACCATATTTTAATCTAATTTTTTAGCTGATCCATCTGCTCCTTCCAATAAGACTCTTTTATGATCTATAACTGGATTTCCTGGATCTGAACCTATACGACCTGTTCCAGGATTATAATATTTCATAGTGTCCATATATGGATAATATCTATATTGTTTTGGTTTTAGTGGAACAGCCATAGATTTATTTATTCGTTGTCCGCCTTCAATATAAGAAACATCGTGAGCTTGTTGTGCATATTTAAAAAGCCAATCATTTTCAATTGCGAATTTTTTAAATAATTCCTCGTCTGATTGTTTTATTGTATAGATTCTATCCATAAATATTTTATCTGTGGGTTTTCTAAGTGGACCCCATAATAAAGCTCGTCCTATCAATTTATTATCAAAATTTGTTAAAATTATTAATCCGATTTTCTCAGGATTTTCACAATAAATATCAAAAAATGGTTGACAATTATCATATCTCATACAGGATCCTCCCAGAGTTCCTTCTTTTCCAGCATAAGTTCTTTCACTATAATATTGTCTGATGTCTTGACCTCTAACAATTTTAAACCTATTAAATATTTGAGTAGCAGCAATTTCAGCCTTATAAGCATTAACAAATCTAGCAATAGACACATCAGAAAAATCATCGAATAATTTATTGATAAATTTACCAACAGCCACTGCTTGTCTTCCAGAAGCTTTCCAACAAGGATCCTCTGTAGTCGGTTCTTTGTTAGCATCTTCTTGATCAGCAAATTCCATATTACGCCAAGCTCTAGCCGACGGCATAAAAGATAAAGTATCATCTTTATTTGGTTCGACATCTATATAAGATAAATCAAAAAGTTCATCAGTATTTTTAAGTCCTAATATTCTGTTAGCTACTGTTTTAACTTGAAAATCTCCAGTTTTTGACATTTTATTAAGAATATCTGTTAATTTTGGCGATAAAAACAATTTCATTAATTTTTTATCTCCTTTAACAAATTTCTTAGAATCGTCTGGAGATACTTCGTCAGCTTCATTAAGAAATGTTTTGTACGGTGCTAATGTGCTCATTATTCTATATATTTATTTTTTATATTAAACTCTAGTCGATCCTCCACTTTGGCTTCTCAAAGAATATCTTGGAAAAATCTTTGATGGATTTTTCGGATCTTTTGCAGGATTTCCTGCAGTAGATGCTGCTCTTCCTGTGGATGGAGTATAATAACACATAGTATCCATATAAGGATAATAACTATATTCAACTGGTTTTAAACGAGTTGCAACAGAAGTTGTTTTTCTTTGCCCGTCCATTAAAAAAGCATCATTTACTTTATATAACCACCCATGATCAATAGCGTATTTATGATAAATTGCTGGAAGATCCGCTCTTCCGTCTACAAAATATACTCTATCTAACAACCAATATGGATTTTTATCTTCCTGCGTATCACCACTCGGTTTTAACAAATTATTCCACACAAGAGCTCTTCCCAATATCTTATCAGATTTAACATCGTCATGATATATTAAAAGTCCACATTTCTCTGGGTTATTAGTATATATTCCAAAAAAATTTTGACATGTTGTATGTCTCATACATGAACCAAGTTGTCCATTGTATCTCCCTTCTAAATACCAATATTTAATATCATCACCTCTAACTATTTCAAATCTATTATCACTCTTACTGGAGTCTATCTCTGGACGGTATCTATTATAGAAACGATCTATGTCCATGTTTGTAAATTGTTCTGGAAATAATTTATTAATTAATTTGCCCCAAGACATATTTTGTCTAAACTTACTTGTCCATAAATCAGAATTCTCTGGTGGATTTTTAGGCCAATATTTTGCCAAAGTTTCCATGGCTTCCGATTCTGTTCCTATACCCAACCTATCTATTCTATCTAAAGGAAAATATGAAACGCTTTTGCTATCTGGATCAACATCTATATAAGAAATGTC